AGCACCGGACATGCAAATAGTTGAATTTAGCTTATTAGGGGTTACTTATCTCTATGAGGGCAGCAAACCGCCAGTCATTATTACGGATGGCATTGAGAGAACGCCAATAGCTGAGCAGCTTAACGAGATACTAGCTAGATCAGTTACCCAGCATATCCCCGCTGACGAGCAAATTAGATCGGCATTAAATCAGATAGGGATTCCGGCATCCGCTAAGTTCAAAATACAATACGCCAGTGATCAGCCTGATGATAACTTGCCTGATGGTGCAATCTACTAACCCCTAACACTTCCCACCTATGAAAATAGAATCGATAAAACTAGACAAGCTAATCCCCTACGCACGCAACAGCCGGACGCATTCGGATCAGCAAGTCGCCCAAGTTGCTGCATCAATCCGGGAATTCGGCTTCACCAATCCCGTGCTGATCGATTCCGAGGATGGCATCATCGCTGGTCATGGCCGGGTCATGGCTGCGCGGAAGTTAGGGCTGACTGAGGTTCCTTGCATCCGTTTGGGGCATCTGACCGAGACGCAGAAGAGGGCGTACATTATTGCCGATAACAAGCTGGCGCTGAATTCTGGCTGGGATGACGAGATGCTGGCTTTGGAGCTGGGCGAGCTGAAGGACGAGGACTTCGACCTGTCGTTGATCGGCTTCGATGATTCCGAGCTGGGCGACCTAATGGCGGAGACGACCGAGGGCGAGACAGATCCAGACGACGTGCCGGAGCCGCCAGCCAATCCGGTGACGGTGCTGGGTGACGTTTGGCTGATGGGCAAGCACCGGATCGCCTGCGGAGATTGCACCGATCAAGGCACGGTGGACAAGGCGTTAAACGGAGTGAAGCCACACCTGATGGTGACCGACCCGCCGTATGGGGTGGAGTATAATGCTGACTGGCGCAACAAAGCCAAACGAGCGGATGGGTCTGTGATCGGGGGCAAGGCCATCGGCAAAGTTAAAAACGACGACAGAGCAGACTGGCGTGATGCGTGGGCGCTCTTCCCCGGCGAAATCGCTTACGTCTGGCATGCACCCGGCGAGAATCAGGCTGAGGTGATGGAGTCCCTTAAGGCGTGCGATTTCCAAATCAGGAACCACATCATCTGGGCGAAACAGCAACTTGTAATTGGCCGAGGCCACTACCATCACCAACATGAGCCTTGCTGGTATGCCGTCCGCAAAGGCGGAACTGGACACTGGGCAGGCGACCGAAAACAGACGACCCTTTGGAAGATCGACAAGCCGCAAAAATCCGAAACCGGACACAGCACACAGAAGCCGGTCGAGTGCATGAAGCGACCCATCGAGAACAACAGCTCGCCGGGGCAGGCTGTTTACGAGCCGTTCAGCGGTAGCGGCACAACGATCATTGCGGGAGAAATGACAGGGCGCAGCATTCACGCCATCGAACTGAATCCCGCCTATGTCGATGTGGCGGTGAAACGCTGGCAGGACTTCGCAGGCAAGCAGGCGATCCACGAAGCCAGCGGCAGATTATTCGATGAGATGAAACCATGAATCCACACGAACCTACAGACGAAAACAGACGCCTGATCTCTACCCTGTGCGGTATCGGTGTTCCGCAGAAAATGATCGCCGCTCAAATCGGCATCGATGAAAAGACGCTGCGGAAGTATTATGATGATGACATGAGCAAAGGCAGGGCAAAGGCAACCAGTCAAATCGCCAAGCGCCTGTATGACATTGCAATGAGCGATTCCAAAGAAGCGCTGACTGCTTGTATCTTTTGGCTTAAATGCCGGGCTAACTGGTCAACGCTTGATGGCCCGGAAGTACAAGTGAATGTTCAGAATAACTCAGTCATTCAGTCCGATGATGGCGAGATCAAGGAATTCAAGAAACGCTGGAACGCAATCGATGTCTAACATTAAACCCGATCTTGATCTTGGCCCGTTCGCATTCGGTGTCCTTGGGTTGCGTCCGTATGATTGGCAGATCAAGGCATTCAAGGGGATCAATGATCACCCCCGGACATCCCTAGTCGCCGCGAACGGATCCGGCAAGACCGCTGCTGTGATCGCCCCGGCAATTCTATGGTGGCTAGCAATGTTCCCCAAAGGCCGGATTCCTGTCACATCTGGCTCATGGCGGCAGGTGCTGCTTCAGCTTTGGCCGGCAATGGAGAAGTATCGGGGGCATCCATTGTTCCAAGGGTGGACATGGAATCAGGCTGAGATCCGAACCCCGGAGGGCGGATGGGCATCGGGATTCTCTACTGACAACCCGGGCCGGGCTGAGGGATATCACAGGACAGATGATAGCCCTGTCCTGTATGTGCTAGATGAGGCCAAGACCATTCCAGACGGCATCAAGGCTGCGGTTGACCGATGCACGACAAACCGGATCCTTGCCGCTTCATCGCCGGGCGCTCCGATGGGGTGGTTCTTCCGTTCGCAGCATGAGGAATCCTCGCATTGGTGCAGGGTTAAGGCTAGGTCTGATGAATGCCCTCACATCGACCCGGAGAAGAGAGTCCGGGATCTTGAGATTTATGGGGAGAAGCATCCGATCTTTAGATCGATGCACCTTGCCGAGTTTGCCGAGGATGTTGATCGCTTGATCCTGACTAGCGATGCGCTGATCAGCGCGGTTGACAATCCACCTGAGCCGCATGGTGATACCGTGGTTGCATTCTGTGACTTTGCCGCCGGGCGGGATGAGAATGTCCTTGCCGTTCGCCGGGGCAACTCCGCCCGGATCGTTAAGGCATGGGCTGAGAAGGATACCATGCAGGGTGTCCGGCAGTTCATCCGGGTATTTGAGGATGAACAATTGAAGGCATCACAGATTTGGGGCGATGCTGACGGGTTGGGGACTGTCATGATCGATGCACTTGCCGAACATGGATGGAGGATCAACCGATTCCATGGCGGGGCAAGATCGCGCGAGCCTAATGAGTATATGAACCTGATTGGTGAGGTATGGCATGTAGGGTGCCGGGAGATTGCGCGGGGCCGGATCAGGTTAGATGGATTGGATCAGGTGGCATTTAAGCAGTTGACCAGTCGCAAGACTGAATGGAGCGAGAATGGCAAGCTAAGGGTTGAATCGAAGGAAACCATGCGAGCATCCGGGCTGAAGTCACCGGACAGGGCGGACGCATTGCTTGGTTGTATTGTCTGCGGCCCCGCAATGCAGGGAATGATGACCGGAGAGGATCCAGTTAGATCGCGCCGATCTGACTTCTCTTCACCGCGCCGATCAGGGTTTAATTCCATGTAGAATCGGTGCTTGCCAATTATAAAGCAATATGTTAATCGAAATCTTCACATGACTATCGACGAGCGCAAAGGTGTTGTTTGGCCCATCCCTGCACAATACCGAACCAATGATTACGATCTGGCAAATGTAACCCCGGATCAGGTTCGCACGATCTTGCGCGGCGTCCGTACTGGCAAGCTAGAGGATCAAGATCGCCTGTTCCGACTCATGCTCGACACATGGCCAAGGCTGCGTAAGGCATTGAATGAGGTTGCCGGGTCTGTGGCTAGGCTGGAGCTGGAAATCAAGCCGGCAATCCGAGAGGATGCTGAGGAACCGACCCCGGCTGCGGTTAAGATTTACGAGACAGTTGAGCGTGCGCTTGAGTCATATTCTCCCCGCCCGGGATATTGGGAGTTAGACCTTTCCGGCATGGTTAAGGCATTGATCGATGCCTATGCTAAGGGGATTTCTGTGCTGGAGATCGTATGGCAGTCCGAGAATGGCGTCATTAGCCCAAGGTGTTATGCTCCGGTTCCTGCTAAGTATCTCGCCTATCCTTCCGCATCAAATGATGTTGATCGACTTATGATCGCCCCTAGTGGCGTCAATTATGCATCGCTGGTTGATTTTCCGCCTGATCGTTTCCTGATAGGCGTCTGGTCGCAGGGCGGAACACATCCGATCCATGCGGCGAACTTGCGGACGCTGACGAAGTATTGGTTGGCGTCTGTCTATGGTCTTGGTTGGCTGATGCAATTCTCGCAGTTGTTCGGTATTCCGATGCGGACAGCAAAGACCGATGGAACCGAGGATGCGCTTAACAAGGCTGAGGATATGCTGGAGTCGATCGGATCATCCGGTTGGGCAGCCACCGGGCCGGGCGTTGATTTCGAGATCCATTCTGCTGTGACTGGTGGGGATAACCTCCCGCAATCGCACATGATGGATGTGGCTGATCGGGCTTGTGATATTTTGTTGCTAGGTCAAACGCTCACGACTGATAACACCGGAACAGGATCCAGAGCATTGGGCGATGTCCATTCCGGCATCCGGGATGAGGTTCTGCAATCTGTGTCCTCATGGGTTGCATCGATCATCACAACTCAACTTATCCCAGCAATCGTTCGGATGAATTTTGGCAAGGTGGCTTCCGAGGATACGCCATATTGTGAACTTGAGATTCCCGTGCCAAAGGATGAAAAGGCCATTGCCGAGCGGGTTAAGATTTACAATGAGATCGGGGTTAAGATGCCGAAAGCATGGGTTTATGAGGAATTGGGTATCCCGATGCCAATCGAAGGCGAAGAGGTTTTCGGCGATGATGAGTTGCCGCCAGCGGTTGAGCCGGAGATTCCGGTAGATACGCCGGACATCCCGAAAGCGTCGGAGGAAATCGAAGAGATCAAATCCGCCGCATCGGTTGACTTGCGTCCGACTGAAGAGATGGCACGTAACGCAATAAATGCCCTAGAAATTCGTCGGGCAAAGCCGCAATCTGAGCGTGGCATGACATCTGTCGGCCTCGCCCGAGCGCGTGATATCTCCAACCGGGCGGAATTGTCCGAGGATACTGTCCGCCGGATGGTTTCCTATTTCCAGCGTCATGAGGTCGATAAGAAAGGATCCACTTGGGATGAGCAGGGCAAAGGATGGCAAGCATGGAATGGATGGGGTGGCGATGCTGGATACGCATGGGCAAAGCGGATTGTTGATAAGCTAGATTCCGGCAATGACCGATGAGCAATTGAGAGATGTGGCGGGTGAATGGCTCGCCCCGGTTGATCAGGTTTTAGCTGATCTGATGGATAAGTCGCAGCGCATGACTATCGGCGCATTTGTCCGGGAGGTTGAGCAGGTAATCGAGCGCATTCCGCAGATGTATGGGATGCTTAATGCTCAGGCGCTGACATCGGCGCTTGAG